CATCCACTCTCGTCCTTGAGACTGCTAAACTAAACATGTATGGCGTTTTGCCAATGTTACATAGTAGTAGTTAAACAGGACATGCTTTGCAATGAAAACAGTAAAAGCACCGGCGGTTGCTAGCCAAGATAGAAATATAAAGGCAACAACAGCACGAGTCGTCGGAGAACTCCGACTTACTGATTTTCAGCGAAAGTACGCAGAGGCCTTATCCAATGGAATGACAGATGTTCTATCATCGCACGGACACCTCCGTAATTTGAACGAACGACTATTGACCCATTATGAAAACACATTTTCTAAGATACCAGATTTAGAACTACCATCAGCTATTAAGCAGACGTTAGCACTATCCTTCTCTAAGTGGATGCGACAATCAGAATTGCCAGAAGTCGGACCATACATCTTTAAGATTTTCCCACCATCAATTGTTGTGTGGGTTTCGAAAAGAGTATCGAAGATTGAAAAGCTAAGAAGAAAAGCGTATAAACATAGATTACTATTTAGTATTTTATCGGTTAAAAGAGTGATGCCAGGTGTTTCAAAGGAGTTTATCTTAAAATCCTATGAAAAACACGGTAAATTACTTTCAACGGCCGGTAAGACTCCAGAAAATATCTTGGAGTATGCTAGAAAAGTATCGATAGAGTTTGGAAAGAAGGTTGCAATGCTATATGATCCTACAAAGACCGTATTACCATCAAGATCCTCTTGCTACGAAGCAAAAAAATCTGAAGGAGGCCAATGGGGGCTATTAAAAGAAAATGCGAAAGATGACTTCTCCTACATAAGATCTGAACCGACGGTTCTAGTTCTCAGCGGAGCGCCAGGATGCGGAAAGTCTAGAATAGTTAACCTGATAGCTGGAAGATTATGCTTGAATATGGGTATACCTATGGGTAAATCTATATACACAAGAAATTGTTCAGTAAAACATTGGGATGGCTATTGTGGACAACCAATCACGGTTCTCGACGATTGGGGCCAAGATGTTCAATTAGGAGAAGATGTGTCACAGTTGATTGCATTGGTTACAGATAACCAATACGTTCTGCCTATGGCAAGTCTTATCGAAAAAGGAACAACGTTTACTTCTAAATTTATTATAGTATGTACAAATCGTTTTCAACTGGGATTGCTCCCGGTTTTAGGCGGTAGTTTGTTAAGTCGAGAACTTTATGACTATAGAGCTTTATACCGAAGAATTCACTTTGGTGTTAGGTTAATAGACGCGAAGACCGACGGATCAATTAAGTACATTAAACTAGATAAAATTTTTAATTTATGTGGGTATGCTGGCGAACAAGAGAATCCGCATGAGATTTTTGCTAACTTAACTAGGAAGGATTCACTCCAACCTTGTCAAGTTGAGCTAGTTTCTCGTGGAGATTTTGTTCAAACGTATGCTGACTTAATTAGAAAACACTCAGAAGGACACCTTAATTCGATATCATTAGACTTACCAGAAGCCTTTACGAAATACAAATGGCATCAAACTCTTTATGATTTTAGATTCGGAATTGATAGTGAAACAGGACAAAAAATTTATCCAGGTAAACACTATTCGGACCGAATATCTTTCAATATGTTTCCTGATGAAACCATACCTTGTCGCGTTATGACGTGTGCTGTTAACAACAAGCCACTAGCGGTAAGAATGATAACAAAAGGGAGCGTAGATGGAAGATGCTTAAAACCATTACAAATTGCAATGTGGAAAGCACTACAATCAGACAAGAAGTTTTTCTGTACAGGTAATCCTGATGTTCAAGAGGGTTTTAATCTTAATCTTATGAGAAATCTAAAAGATGATGAATATTACCTTAGTGGAGATTATGATGCAAGTACTGATAGACTTCACCTTGACCTGTCAATGGAAATTCTAGAAGGAATTCTTTCACAAATTAATCACGAACCAACGAAACGTTGGGCCCGTTATGAATTCGGAGAACACCAAATTGAATATCCACCTTGGACCAACATAAAGACTATAACACAAAAAAGAGGACAACTCATGGGGAACCTATTATCGTTTCCGATACTTTGTTTAGCTAACAAAATCGTTTGTGAATTAGCCGGACTCGAAGACTTTTTAGTCAACGGAGATGACTTACTCGCAATCGCTAATGAAAGACAAATTGAGAATTGGAGAGAAAATGGGACAAATTGCGGTTTATTACCATCAATTGGGAAGAATTACGTTTCAAAAACATTCGGAACGTTTAACTCAAAATTAATAGTAGATAAAATCGTAACACCATTCGTTCAACCAAATTTAATGAGAAGAGAAGGAAAATCGATTGCAAGCTGTTTTAAGGAAGCTTCCTTAAATGGCGCGAAACCGGTTCAACTTATTCGACGAAATCAAAAATGGTTAAAGAAAAGTATGAGATCTCTTGATGTGCCAGTAGAATATGGCGGTTTAGGGAAAGAGTTTAGAGCTATGAGTAAATCACTTGAAAGACAAGCGAGACTAGTGTATTTATACATGATTAGTAGGAAAAAAGGATCACAACAGAATAGTAATAATCTGTTACCTGAAGGTTTCATTTGGGGAAGGTTTCCAGTGATAGAAGGATGTGAAAATCCTTATATCAATGCAGACCGACCTTCACAAAAAGATCAAATAGAGACTTTATTAAGTTGGGATTCTGAAAAAGAAGCTAAAGAGATAGAAGAGTTGATAGTAACGAGAAAAGAGTTAAAGAAATTTGAAAAGATTTTAATGACTAGTTTTAACTTACGAAGATTCGTAGACTCTGGGGAACTAACAGTTTACCCACCTCTATCAAGTATCATCAAACAGCTTAGACCTATTAAAAAGACACTGTACGAAACAGCACCAGTTTCAGGACTAACTTCTTTCATAGAGATGTTCAGAACAAAAGAAGGTTTGACTCTCGACGAGTCACGGGTGGAGAAGAAAGTAATTCGAGAAATTTCTCGAATCCATAGGACCGAAGTGCGCAAATGCAAGGGTAGTGAATCCCCTATATTGCGGGCTCCGATTCATCCTAAGGCTTTCTATTCAGCCAATGAGCTCGAACAGATTAGACTTACGACTGTCAAGACAAAGGAAAAGACCTCTGCCTATTGAGTTGAAAAGCAGACTCGAAGGAG